ATCAATCTTACCAAAGTTTGAATATCTTTGTAACTCATTAATCACTCTACGAAAATCTGGAAAATGTTTCTTAATAAGTTCTACTATCACCTTATCATCATATTCAATCTTTTCATCACCAAGTATATTGGTAATTCTTTTCATAAACTGTGATGCCATTTTGGCTTTCTCACCGTTGCGTAATGTAAAATCTACAACGGCACACCTTGAATGTAAAGGGTCGATAATACGATTCTTATAGTTACAAGTGAATATAAAAGAACAATTACCTGCAAACTCTTCTATCGCATTACGCAAAGCAGGTTGAGTTGAGTTTGGATTAAGATAATCAGCTTCGTCTATAATAATGACCTTACGACCACCAGCTAGACTCATTGATGAAGCATAGTTTTTTATCTTAACACGGAAGGTGTCAATGCCTGATTCATCAGAACCATTAATGACAAGTGAATCACAACCAATCTCATCACACATGGCCTTTGCAACTGTTGTCTTACCAACACCTGCACCACCGCTCAGTAATAAGTTTGGTATGTTAGATTGATTTACATATTCTTGAAAAGGTTTTTTAAGTCTATCAGGTAATATGCAATCCTTTATGGCCTTTGGCCGATACTTCTCTGTCCATAATAAATGTTCCATCGGAACTCCTCACATAATAAATCATCATATAGATTTTCTAGAACTTGTAACTTTTTCTATTTTTTTATAAACATCTTCAATAGAATCATCTACTTCCCAATTACCTTCCTGACCTGCATATAATGTTGTAACTGTTTTCATTTCATTATTTGCATCAGTTGACAATGTAGCAAAAAAAGTATATATTTTATCTACATTAATCCATATTTCATCAGTAACATTACCTTTGAATGAATTTTTAAATTTAACAAAATTAGCCATTATCTTTCGCCTCATATTTACTACCAGTTTCAGTAGAAATCCAATACTGTAATGGTACATCTTTATTTTTAAAATGTGAAACGCCCTTAGATGATATGCTTACTTCATAATTTCCTGGCATAATTTTACTTATGTTCTCTGTTTTAAAAACCATCTTATACTGATTGCCATTACCTTTATCAATCTGTAATGAATCTGTATGAGCGCTATCATCTTGACCATTGAAAGCTATTACATCAACTGTGATACCATCAGATTGAATTGCAATATGTGGAGAACTTAAAACAGAACTCGCTTTCATAATCCAATCAAAATCTTCATTTGTAATTAAGCAGTTTATCTCAGCTTCTGGCATTACAAAGTCTTTCTCTGGCGGTAGTACAATCATTGTTGGTTCACAAAAACGATACTTAATCTTTGATCGGCCTTTCATACCAACAATCATAACGTGCTTATCATCAAACTCAAATGATGGATCGTCTTTATGTAAAGAAACAACTGAAAGAAAATTGTTTAAATCATAAACACCAAAATCAGTTGGTACATCTTCACCAATTTTAGCTTCTGCTAATATATTCTTATGAGAAGATACAGTTTTAAGAACCTTACCTTTCTTAAAGAAAATACCTTGATTAATGTTCGCATAATTCTTTAGAACATTGATTGTTTTATCACTTAACTTCATTATTATCACCTCGTTTTATATCATGATTATGTAATGCTATTATTCCATAGTGTAACACTTTTAAAAGGTCATGTCGGCAATAGCCATCTTTTTTGCCGTACCTTTGTGCGTATTTCATAATGTTACCAATACAGAATCCTTCACCGTGGCCACTATCTATTATAAATTCAGTTGCTTGAAATTTATCTTTTGAATAGTGTTGCCCATATGTTTGATCTATGTATTCTTTTAATTCATTGATCAATTCATCTTCATTATATTTGTAATCTATTGTCATAGTTTACCAGTAAACTGTGCAACAGCTGGCATATTACCAGAGAAAGCGTAAGTGCCAATGTGTTGAGTTTTCATCCAAGGACATAAGTATATGTCACCACCTATCTTACGCCACATTTGGCAGAACATATAATCTTCACTTAAATATCTGTCTGAACCACCATCAGTAATACTACCTTTACTATCAATAACAGTATCAAAGTAAGCGTGAATATATCTTGAGCCATCAAAATGTTGTTGGCCAACATGATCTGGTTTATAGTGTATTTGTGGGTATGCTTCTTTCATTTGGTCAAATACTTGACGTTGAACTAACATAAAACCAGTACCAATCTCCATCACTTTTAATGGTTCGGTAACTTGGAATTGATCTGTTCCTTTCACTACATTGAATACATATTCCCCAACTAAAGCCTCAAGTTCACCTGGATCCATATCTTTATGTTCTCTAGCTGCATGGGCTATATTACCCCAATTGATAGATTTTTTAGGATAAGGACCACCAGATACTTCCTTATTCATTGCTAATAAAGCTAATACATCTTGTGGATTATAATGTATATCAGAATCAATGAATAATAGATGGGTAAAACCTGATCTTAAAAATTCATCAACCAAATAATTTCTTGCTCTTGTAATTAATGACTCATTGAAAAGGAATGAAAACTTGGTTTCTACCCCATACTTATTCATTTGCGATTGAAGGTCTAAACATGATTTAATATAAAGGCCATGTGCCATACCACCATACATTGGTGTTGCAATGAATAGTTTGTGTTTTTTCAACTCATCTACTTTAACTTGAATTTCCATAATGTTTCCATAAAAAAAATTAGGACTAATAAAATATATTTATCAGCCCTAATTCAAAATTAAACAACTATTTTAGGCAAAAGCATTGATGCCTTTTGATCGTAGTGCCATAATACCAGCAGCTATAATCTCTTTGGTTGGTTTGCCCAACCTGTAAAAACTCACTTTAGAACCAGAAACTTTTTTTGAGTTTCTATAAATTGAATAACCTTTTTTTCTCAAGGTATCAACCATGGCTGATGGGTTTTTAACACCAAATTTAGAACGCATTTGGTTGGCGGTGAGCGTATTGTATCCATCAGTTTTTGAAAGATACTTTACAATGCGGCTCTCGATTGACATAAACAACTCCAAAATAAAATGAGCAACACTTAAAGGGGTTGCTCTTCCCTTTTTACAAAAGCTTTTAGGCCTCAAAAGCTTTTTTGGGGCGGTGGTTATGATGAAATATTAGCTAACTCTTCAGGTTGGGGAGTTTCGGGAGTTTCTTCACCTGTAAGTAGTGAGTCAGCATCAGCACCAGAATCAACTTTGGTATACAAGTCTAAGAAAGTAGCCTTAGTGTCCTCGTCAAAACGAGCAATACACTTAGCAATACTCTTTAACTTATCGGAGAATATACCAAAAGTTCTGGATATGTGAACCAATCGTCTAGTCGATATGACTTCATCACAACCACCTTGTTCAAATGTTTTACGGATAACTTCAGCCCAAATGACAAGCTTCTCAGCAAAGTCATCATCTTGACCATCTAATTCTTTTTTGAGAATGTTAATCTCAATCTTTCTTGAAGGCCAATCTTGCTCTTCAGTTGTAGGGAATCTTTCTAAGAAAGCTTCGTTTAGTACATTTGTGTACATATAACGACCATCATCTGAGCCCTTGCCTTTTGTATTAGCAGTAGCAAAGATTGTAAAGCCCTCAGCAGGTTCTACAATCTCACCTTTCTTTTTGAGTAGAAACGGCTTGCCCTCTAGGACACGTTGCAACGAAGCAAGATTGTTCGCACCATAGTCTATTTCATCTATACATAATACAGCACCTTGCTTCGCCGCCACCGTGACTGGACCATCTCGCCATTCCATCTGACCGTTAATCAATACATAATTACCAAGTAAATCACCTTCATCAGTTTCAGGCGTCATTGAGATACAAACATACTTGCGTTTGTTTCTCGCACAAGCTTGTTCAACGGACATTGTTTTACCATTACCAGATTGACCTGTGATAAAACATGGAAAAAACTTTTTGGATTTAATAATACTTTCAACATCTTTATAGATACCAAAAGGAACATAGTTTGAATATTTTTCAGGAATCAAACTATCAACTTCTAAAGAAGTAACAACAGAATTAATTACATTCGCCTCTGCTGTTGGTGTTTTTGTGATTGTTGCCTTAGGTAATTTAACTACCTTTGCAACATACTCTGAAGCGTCATAAACGCCACGACCTATTCTTAGGTCTTTTTGATTTGTAAACCAGTATGGATGGGCAATGCCTGTATCAACCATAATGTCTTTAATATCAGCTGTAGTAATTGATTCTTTACCCAACTTCTTAACTGCTTCAATAAATGTTTGTCTAACTTCACTCATAATATAAAACTCCCACGTTTTGTTAATCTATGGTACCATCCTATCAGCACCAACCCCAATTGTCAAGCGATAATGTTGCATTTTTACAACTTTACCGCAATTTTTTCTACAAATTTTGTTGCCAGTATGCGATTGACCTCTCTAGATTTATTCATTTTAGTGAATTGACTCGCAAGGCTTCTGGTACTAATTTTGTTTTTATCAGCAACCTCAAACTCAAACTCTTCACCATCAGTAGTAAGCTTGTTACTATCATTTAAAATGTAAAACTGATCAAAGCCTCTATTATATGATTCTAAAAACCTTTGCTTTCTCGCAAGTTTTTTAGCCGCATCTTTTATTTCCCAATTAACATAAAAATTGGAATCTTTGGTAGCATTTTTAGGTACATATCTATAATTAATTGCATCACTCATTTTAGTTGAAACAAAAAAACCAAAAACTTGAGAATCAGTTTTAGCTTTGAGCCATTCTAGTAAATCGTTAGTTATACAATTATTTCTATTTGAGTGTGAAACAGGTGATGATGCCCAACGAATCTTAGTATCTTGTAAAATTTTATTTTCATCTCGGTTGAAGTAATTAAATTTCCACCCGCTGCTGTGTTCCTCCTTTGAGCAACTTGTATGATAGCCATTATTATGATTAGAATCACCATCATGCACAAAAATAGTATTCACAATATCTAAATTGTGTTTTTGTCTAAACTCTGGTACAATTGAACCTAAAGCAACGATAGATTCATTCAATGGTGTGCTACTTAAATGTAATGCGTTGGGAATATTATGATAATTAACATTCATTTTACCATAACTCCAAGAAGATTTACCCATGAGTAAATTCTCAAAAGCTTCTTTATAGGCAGCTGCACCCATATCTGAATTAATAAATTCTCTTAACGCCCAATCATCATGAAGATCAAGAGTGTTCTCAGCCGTGTGCCATTTAGCAGTTGGATCAGTTCTATATCCATCTTTATCATAATTTTCAACAAGCGGTGAAGAAGTGAAACCAAAAACTCTAAATGGTATTTGAACTTTCTTACAAAAAGCAGTAAGAATAAGAATCTGCTCAATTGAACCAGCCATGTTACGATCCATAGAACCAGATAAATCTAATACAAGAATCATACCATGATTTTTACCTTTAGGTAATTTTGTCAACTTACGGAAAATTTGATCATCAAACTTATACTTGTAAATTTTGTTAATATCAATATCACCAGAAGTATATAATCTAGCCTTGGCATATTTTGTAGCAGCCTTTTTCATTTCAAAATCTTTAGCCATCAATGAGATAAAACGATCATTCTTCTTTTTAAACTCACTCATAACATGACCACGATTGAAAAGTTTTTTAACTTCTTCACCACCAAGATTAGTTCTCCAGTTAGTCTGGTTTGAAAAGTAATACTCACTACGTTGTGACAACTCTTTGTAGAAGTCTGTCATATTTTTATTGACTAATTTAGTATCTTCTATGATTCTATCTAACCTTGGCTTTGGTATATTAATGTAAACATTTTCTAAACAGTTAACATCAAGTAATTGGTTCTCATTATTTCTAAATGACTCATCAGTTTCACAAGATGGTTCGCATACTTCATCACCATCAACATTACCATGAGCTGACTCAGCATCTACATTTGAGTTTTTTTCATCATCACCGCCATCTTCAGCAGTTGAATCATCAACATCAGATTCATTTTCTTCAGTATCTTCAGTATCTTCTTCTGTAGCTTCAGATTGACTTCCTGATTCTTCAGATTCATTTTCATTATCCGAATCATCATTAGAGGAAAAACCAGTTTGATCAGATTCACCAACTGAATCTTCATCATCATCTTCTTCTATATCTGTATAATCAAACATAGTAACAGTTTCTTTTTCTTCTTCTACTGCCTGATCCCATAATCTATCAGTCATAGCAACAACATCATCCCATGATTCAAGATTTTTAATCTCTTCGATAATTAATAACTCTTCATTAGAGAATTGAATAGGCATAGAGTAAGAGCTTTTTGTAAAAACATTAACTCTATCAATAAAAGGGCATTTATTTATTTCTTCAACATCTTGAATACCAAATAGATTCATACCCATAATCTCATTAAAACCTTTAACATAAGATTTTACAAGACCTGGATATTTTCTTTTGATTTTTTTCTCAATGCGAGCATCTTCAATAACATTAAGAAAACCTTTGTAGTTTTTGCCTTTATTAGATCCAGCGCCATGCCAGCCATCTGCTGGAGTATTTAAAGCGTGACCAACTTCATGACTCATTAGTAAATCATAAAGCTCTGGACTCATATTTTTCCAGATAGGGCAAGTAAGAACTCTTGTTGTAGGATTGAAAGATGCTGTATCAACTTTTTTATGTTGTACAGTAACATTTTCAGTAGCAAGTAATTTTGCTAGTTGTGATTTTTGTTCTACTATTGACATTAAAACTCCCAATTAATTAACTCAATATAACCATCCTATCACTCGGATGTTGAATAGTCAAGCATTAATTTATTGTTGTAATAATACAACAAAAAGTGGAGCGGTGTCGTGGAGTTGCACCACGCTTACAGGTTGGAGCCTGATTGTCCTACGACCCACCGCAAATTATGTATATACTATAACACAACTATCTGCCAATTTGGGGCAAATATGAATCTTTTACTTCATCCCATGATTTATATATTAAATCATCATAAAAAAGAGTTTCTTTAGATTCTCTACCCTTTTTGACCAATTGTTTGATTCTAGGTTTTGCATACTTGTATTTCCATAATTCAGATAAAGCTTCGGTAGAATTATCAAATGCCTTTGTTAAATCTTCTATCTTGGCTTCGCCTCTCAAGTATGCACAGCTTTTATCATATAAGGGGCAAAAGTAAACGCCTCTTGCATGATCAGATTTCATTATTTCTTTTGGTATATTACCTAATTTACTATATGTGAAAGCATACGATCTATGCCTATGATCTCTTTTTAATTGTTGACCATTTGGTCTTTTGGCAACATACCATTCAAAATATTTTCGTGGGTGGTTTTTCATCAACCAATGTCTAATTTGATATATTGTTTTCTTTGTTGGTTCGTATGAAACAGAACCACTTGTAAAGCCCATTGGCTTCCAATATTTTAAATTATCATATTGTGATAGACCACCTTTTTTTGTTTTACCATAAAGTGATGTTGTTGTTACACTTACTAAATCATCACCATAGTTTTTCTTCCATTGTGATTGTACTTGTTCTGATAAACAAAGTAAAGCTAATAGTTTACCACCGACATAATTAAAACCAAGAGGTTGTAATGGCACAATCGTAGAACCAATTGCTGTATGATTTAACATACCACTTTCTGTTTTATAATTACGATCCCAACCAATAAATTTATCTCTTGGTGTTAAGTCAATAAAATCACCTGTAATACAAATTACACCAAGATATTTTTTAGTTTTTCTATCACGAATAATATAGGCCAAGTTTCTACCTATATTGGAGTTGTTTCTCATTGTAGATGTAAAAGTTCTAATAGCATTCCATATTTCTGGCATACCATCTTTACCACCTGTGTAAATCATTTCAGGTTCTAACTCTAGGTAATCTTCATTTGTTTTTGGTTGCCAAATATTGTTTTTGACCTCTGCTAAAGCTTTTCTTTGCTTCTCATCTTTTAATACTTGGCGTTCGCCCTCCCACAAATCGTTTACTGTGATAGTAGGGTATCTTTGTTTTACTTCACAAAACTTTTGATATAGTGTATATTCTCTTACGTCCATTTGTGAAACGTATGAGAGGTCTTTCACAATGTTTTCTTTCAAATCGGAATCTGATACATCATTAAATTCTATATCAGACTCACTCCACTTTTTCCATTGTGTTTCTACATCATCTTTTGGGTCGTACTTATACGTTTTCACCTGGAGAGAACTCATGATTTACCTTATGTTGTATATGTCCACCTTTTGAATAATGACCCAAAAATTTTGCAGCCATTTCATGTTTATCGTGATATTCAGCCATTTTAGCTAATTCACTTTCTATACCTTCTATCCATGCTGTGTGATCATGTATCGCCATAGGGTTGTTAATCATAATCTCAGCATTCATTCTATGTTTTTCCATTTGAGAAAGAAGATGATTTTTTAATACATTGAGTATTTGATCTTTTGTCATTTTTTAATCCTTCGTTTCACTTTTTTTAATAACTTTTCTTGTTTTGTTTTAGCTCTTTTAAGAGCAAAGGAACTTACATGATCGAGCATTGTAATACCATTCATATGATCTAATTCATGCAAGTAACATCTAGCTGATAATCCCTCAAATCTTTGTTCTATGGTTTCACCTTTTGCATTAGTAAATTTACCAACTACCCACTTAGGCCTTCTCACACTTAACATTAATCCTGGATAAGATAAACAACCCTCTATTGCAAGTTCTTCCTCTTCTGATTGTTCCTTTATCTCAGGATTAATACAGGCAATACATATTTCTTCATTACCCATAATAAAAATTCTTTCACTTATACCAACTTGATTTGCTGATAATCCTATACCGCCTGTATGTTTCATTGTTATCCACATTCTATGCAACAAAGTATCCCAAAATTCATCAGGTAAATCACCAACAAACTTAGGCATTGTTTTTTTAAGTATATCATGATTTTCATTTACAAAAGGCAAAAGTTTATCTTTAGCCAAATTAGGATCTTTTTTAATTGCTCCTCTGGCTGTATCAATTGTGGCACCTGTGCCTGTATCAATTTTTAATATTTCACTCATGTCCTAAAACCCAATTCTCTGCAATTGCTTCAACATCAATTTCATTGTGGCCATATACTTTTCTTTCCACTTTTCCATTAAAAATACATTTAGCAAGATAACTATTACCACCACCAAAAGCTTTATGGTAAACTTTTGATGTTCTCATACCATCATCTGAATAAAACTCCGATAAAAATATTTCTGGTTCTTTTTTTGTTATCAATTTATTATCCTTGAAAAATTACGATCCTTTTTAAATTTAATTACATTCATAAATTTGTCTTGTAGTGCATCACCTTTATGACTAATTACGAATAAATTAACATCTTCTAGTAATTGTAAAATTTTCATCAAATCTTCAGTACCATTTGCATCTAACGAAGAATCAAAAGTTTCATCAAGAATAAGCAAGTTTGTATTTGCTGAATTTTTTATCTTAGCTACAGCACGCCAAGTTAACATCAAGGCCATATCAATTCTTTGTTTCTCACCTTCACTAAATGAAGCATATGAAAAATCATCTCTATGTCTTGACTTAATTGTTTCTTTAAAGCTTTCGTCTAAATTAAAGTTGACAAAAAAATCTAAACTTGATAAATACTTATTGGTAAGTTGATTAATAATCGGTAAGTATTGTTTAATAATTTTTGTTTTTATTCCAGTATCTTTTAACAATGTTGAAGCTACCTCATAATAAACTTTATCATCTAGTAAATTCTTTAGTTCATCTTTTTTCTGAGCTAATGAATCTTCTAACTCTTTTATTTCTATCTCTTCTTTTTTTGAATTAGATTTAGATGATTTAAGATTTTCTATCTCCGTATCTATTTCAGTTATTCTATCTCTTTTTGAATTTATTAAATTATTGTTTGTAGCAATCATCACTTGCAAATTAGCTATTTCTTTTTGATGTTCTTGTATTATATTTAATTTTTTTTGTTCTGCCAAAAATTTAGTTTCTAATTCTTTTAATCCATCTTTATATTTTACAAGGCTATTTGATAAATTGTCAAGCGTCTTATTTTTAAATTCAAGATCAATTGCCTGTTTACAAGTAGGGCAATCATCATGATCTTGAAAAAATGATATATCATCATCAGATTTTGTAATATTAGATTCTAATTTTGATTCTAGTTTAGTAATTGTTTTTATTCTTGCCTCAGCTTTTGTTTTACCAGATATAAAACTCTGTAAATTACTTACAGCTTTTGTATCGGCGCCAATTATTGTAGTATAATTAGTTACAACAACTTCACAATTTTGTTTTTCTTTTTTATATTTTTCTATCTTTAAACGATTATCTTCTTTTAATGTGTTTATATACGCAAGCTTCATTTCATGTTTTTGATCGTCTAATTCTATTGAGTGTTTTTTATCTGTAACATTTTCTTTATTCTCTTGGATCTTACCTTTCAACAATCCATTCATTGTAGAAAATACACGAATCTCTAATAACTCTTCTATAATAGACCTTCTATCGTTTGATGATAGTTGCATAAAAGGTGTAAAAGAAGCCGAACCCAACATAACAATTTGAGTGAAAGATTTATAATTTAATTTTAGTATAAATCTTTCTAAAAAATCTTGGTAATCTTTAGCAGCTGCATCTTGATTAAGTAATTCATTGTTTTGATAGATTTCAAAAACATTTGGCTTTGCACCACGGACAACTCTATATGATTTATTATTTGTATCAAATTCAACTTCGACAACACAATCTTTAGTGTTAATTGAATTTACTAATTGTGGTTTTGATATTTTACGAAAAGGTTTATTAAATAAACCAAAACATAAAGCATCAAGTAAAGTTGATTTACCTGAGCCATTTTCACCTACAATTAGAGAACTATTTTTACTATCTAGCTTAACTTCTGTAAAATAATTGCCTGTTGATAATAAGTTTTTCCATTTTATTTTACGAAATATAATCATCTAAATTTAGGCCCCATTACCCATATAACAATTGATTTTCTCACACCTTTTGTAACAGGCTTTACTCTGTGTAACATAAAAGATGGAAATGCAATTATATCACCTTTTTTCATTTTTATTGCCTCAGCATTTTTTTCTTCACCTGAATTTATTTCAAACTCACCACCTTCAAAATCCACACCAGGTTCGTTTAATAAAAATGTAATTGATAATTTTCTAGTTTCATACATATCATCAGGCATACCTGTACCCATGATTGTGTCCATATGATAATCATACTTACCCTTTTCATAGTCATGATAAACTGTATATTGAAAAATATCATAACCATTTAAGTCAAAATTATAAAATTGTGAATTTAAAGAATCTATTACATAATTTAATCTTTCATAAATCCAAGCTGTTTTTTCATCTCTATATACAAATGCAACATCTGATTTTCTTACAGCTTCATTTGGTTTCCCTTTACTTTGACTATCTGTTGATGTCTGTATAACTGTATTGCCATCACTTACATATTTTGTATTTGTTGTATTTGATTTATTTTTATTATTTTGTAGTTGAATTGTACTGCCTCTATCAAGTTCATACTCATTCATTTGTTTATGAATTTGTTTCATTTCTTTTTTATCAAAAGCCCCAGTCCAGTAACAATAAGTGTAAAATTTTCTTTGTCTTTCAGTTGGGTTATTATATATGCCTTTATAGCTGTGACTCATTCTGTACGCTCCTCATTCATAGCATCAACATAAAGCTCTTTCATTAAATTTTTTAATTTATTAGGATCTTCAACAAGACCATTAGAATTATCATCAATATATTTTGACAAAATTGTTATAGTATCTTCTGCCTGATTTATAATATCTTTATCAACACCGAAATTCATATCACTAAAATCTTCAACAATAGACATATCAGCCACCTCAGCTTTGTAAAAATTATCTACAACTGTATCAAAAAGATATGGGTTTTGTTTATTTAAAACAACAATTTTAACATAAGAATCTTTTGTTTTTTTATAATCAAATTTTTTCCAATGATCGAAGTTTGTTTGAGAATCATCATATCTTATTCTATGAAACATTTGATATGGGTTGGCAACAAATTCCATTTCTCTTGTTTCAGTATCTAATATATGAAAACCTTTTGTATCATTATAATCTGACCACATCATTTCACAAGGTGTGCCAACGTAATAAATCTGGCCATCATTTGATCTATGATGAAAATGGCCTGTTAATACCATATCATATTTGTTAAATATGTTTCTATTCAAACCACCCAAACATTTATTGCCTCTATACATTTCAAAACCATCTATATCAAAATGACCAAAACATATATCTGAAGAGCTTGTTTTCATAGATTCAAATATTTGTTTTTCATTCTCTTTACAAATCCAAGGTATAACATCAACTTTCATACCATCAAATTCTACCTGAGCATAATCATTATATACAGTTACATTTTTATATTCTTTTAAAAGAAGTTCTGATGAATTTACCTTTAAAGTATTTTTATATGATATATCATGATTACCTAAAAGAGTGTACATCTTTATATTATTATCTCTTAGTTTATCAAAAAAATATTTACGGCATAGATATAGTGAATTAAAATTGATGTATTTTCTACGATCAAAAAGATCGCCTAGCTGAAATACTGTATCAATATTATTTTCTATTAAATATGGAAAGAAAGTGTTTTCATAAAACTTTTCAAAAAAGTTATGAAAATCTACCGAATCACCTCTCGCACCGAAGTGACAATCTCCTAATATACAAAGCTTCATAAAAATTTTTCAAGGCCTTTTTTCTTCTCTTGTTTTTTCTTCTTACTTTCTTCAAAGTTTTGAATGAACTCTGCTATATTATCATAAAGCTCAAAAGGTTTCAAGCTTCCATCAGGCAATACTTCATGTTCTTCTATTATACCCATTTGTTCTGTTGCCTTGTATTTTACATATAATTGTTTTTTCTCTTTAGTGATTCTTCTTAAAAAGGCATAATAAATTATTTGAGT